GTCGAAGAGGTCGCGCAATGGGTAAATTTTTGGGGCAAAAAGCGATGTCCGGGCCTGTTGTTTTTCGGGGTATCCGGGAGGGAAGTTTTATCCATTGCTTTTCGGCAGTGAATGTGAAAATTATCCATTGCTTTTCGGCAGTGAATGTGAAAGTTATCCATTGCTTTTCGGCAGTGAATGTGAAAATTACCCATTGCTTTACACCCGGCCACGAGCGAGAAGTTTTTGCCCGCCGCTTGTTCGATGACCGCCTTGGTGATGGGGACAAAGAAAACCAGTGTTTAGTTTTGAGTTTGCTGGGGAGTTAGTTAATGGCCGCTGGTGACAGACATAGAGAATTGCAAAATATGCTTTATCGCTGGATAGGCAATCGCTCGTTTAAGATGTGCGGATTGCCGGAGGCCAATGTCGTTGGATATATTGCAGACTTTGTAGCTATCGCAGGTATGCACGATGCACATCACGAGAGGTATGCAGGGCACTCAGGATTAAAAACAATGTCTATGTCGTCCCGATTAAAAGATGATTACAAAGAACGTGAAGGCAATGATAGATGGCATTATGTAACACACGGCGATATTGACAGGTGGTATGTCTGTGTATTCGAGGTCAAAGTGTCCCGCAATGATTTTCTAAATACTTTCGGCGGTAGAGACACGCTGCACGCAAAGGCAAGAATCCAGCCCGTTGGAACGGCTCATTGGGTAGTTGCTGAAAAGGGGATTTGTAGTCCGGAAGAACTACCTGATTTTTGGGGCTTATTGGTTCCGTATGGGACTGGTTTGACGGAAAAGAAGATTCCCAAACTCCATATATTACCAAGTGCAGAATTACATTCAATAGCCTTTGATATGCTTTGGCTGCAAATGAATCATCGAAGAAGCTATAGCGAGCAAATGATAGATATGGCTAAAACAATAAGGGACGTTCGTTGGGCTATAATCAGGGGAAAACCCGCAGATGAGCTGATGCGTTTATCTAATACGGCCGTAAAAGCGTGTCGTGGACTGGGAAGGTGAAGGAGTAAAAAATGAAACGACCTGAATATGAGACTGATGCCATTATTCGTTGCCAGCGGTGCCAGGCCTCTTTTAAAGTAGCCGGGCCGCGAAACCCAAAGGCAAAGATGTTGCGTCGGTCTAAAGAACCCGCCGGCCTGTGCATAAACTGCGCCGTCCACAACTTTCTGAGAAATACTTACCCGGTCAATATGCTTCTGGCTGCCTCCGGGCCGAAGGGTTTGGCTTATCCGCATATACAGCAGCGGTTCACAGATATTATGCGGGTAGGCGGAGCAGATGCTGAGCCAGACGAAATTAACTGGGAAATGATAATTGAAAACTGGGATTTGCCGTTCAGGAACAAGGTAAAAGTCACAGCGAGGAATCCAGCTTCGCAGGAAGTGTTGAACAGGGAACCGGCCGAACAAGCCAAAAGAGAGAGGATGCTCAGGAACAAGCAGGTAACGGATGGAGAAATTGAGCAGGTATGAGTTGTGTAGTTATGAGAAGTAGAAAAAAAGAAACAAAAGGTATATTGCCCCTGAAATTAAGTGATGAGGCTTGCCGTCGTGCAAGAGAACATCTAAAGTCAGCCGGAATAGATGTTGAAAGACTACCACCTCTTATCTGGCCGGAAGATGCTGTTTCTGCTTATCGTAAACACATGTATGAGCCGTGGCAGTTCACTACAAAGGCCGACATTCTCCGTAAAAGACGTGAACGTATGGAGAAGGCTTTAAGAGGGAAACGTGAATATGACGTTGTACATCGAAGGGCCTTATATGTGTGGGTGTTTCGGTGTCCCGGTATCAATAATTTTATTTTTAGAGGATGGTGGACATATCTGATAGGGCTGACAGGACAGTACCACGGCGGCGGTTACAAAGGTGAAGTGACCGGCGGCCTCTTTAATCAAATACGCGAGTTATTTCCTGTAGAAAATCCACATCCATTATACGCGCTTGACGCTGATGAATGGATGCAGCTGTTTGCGAAACAATATCAACGCGGGAAGTGGTGTGGTAAGCCACAGGGCAAAGCGCCTATCTGGGCGGAAGTAAAAGACGGTAGTATTGAAAGAATTTTGAGCCGTGCGGATTGGCCGAAAAACAATCATTGGATTTGAGGTAACGGATTATGGTTAAAAGGACAGGGAAGTCGAAAGGCCCAGGGCCGGGGATAAAAGAGTTTCAGCTCAGTCAGCTCGAACCGGCGAGCCAAAGAATCCATAGAACTATAACGGTTGCCCGCCTGCTCTTTTTGAAAGGATGTATAAATGGCAAGATACGCTAAAACTACCAGAGTCCCCATCTCACGTTCAAAAGCTCAAATTGAGGAGACATTGCTGCGTTACGGGATAGATGAATTTGGTATGGGAGTAAGTCCACGTGGTGATGGCATTATCTTTAAGAAAGATGACCATTTATATAAAATAAATGTTCCAAACCCCGATCGCAATGGCTTTACAACAGATGTTATGTATGAGCAAGCACGCAGGCAGCGATGGAGAATCCTGCTACTCTCAATCAAGGCGAAGCTCGAAGAGATTGAGGCTGGTTTAATAAGTTTTGATGACCAGTTTTTAGCATATATGGCCTTGCCGGATGGTTCTACTGTCGGAGATTTTATGCGTTTGCCGGAAAATGCGAAACGATTATCAAAAACGCAAATGCCAAAATTATTAGTCGGAAAATAAGCAAGTAGATGGGGTTAAAAAAAGAACGGGAGAGAACCGCTAATGGACGCTAACGAACGCGAATTAACAAAAATACGAATAATCATTAGCGCAATTTCGCGTGTATTCGCGGTTAAAAAAAAATGGGAATAGGTAGGAAAGAAAGTAAAAAGTAAAAATTGAAAGGGATTGAAAAATGAAAATCAAATTGATTGTCGAGCAGATTGAAAATGCACTGAAAACAGTCAATATGGCAGTGCCGAGCCAGACGCCGAAGCCAATACTAAGGTCCGTTCGCCTGCAGACGAAAAACAAAAAACTGTATCTGTCGGCGACGGACCTCGAGGTGGCGGTCTGTGTTAAAGTGCCGGCGGCGCAGGTCAAAGAAAATATCGACCTGGCCATCCCGGCCGATAAATTAGCCGCCATAATCAAAGAAGACCCGGCTGAGGCGCTCGAAGTGAAAATAAAAGCCGACAGCTGCGAAATCACCGGCAGCGACAGCCGCTACACGGTTATGACATACCGCACGGAAGACTTGCCCGCAACTGTAGATGTAACCGGCTCAATTTCGTTCGAAATCAAATTAGGCGAGCTGCAGGCGGCGATAAAGAAGGTCATATTCGCTACGGGCAAAGAAACAGGATTTATAATGAGCGGGATACTGTGGGAGCTCGACGTGAAAAATCTGAGAATGGTATGCACCGATGGACGAAGGCTCGCACTCTGTGATACTAAAATCAAGGGAAAGAAAACCGAGATAAGGCCGCTGGTACCGAAAAAAGTGCTCAAGATAATCGCCCACTTAGATGTGGATGCCGACAAGCCTGTCCTGGTGAAAATAAATGAGAGGAATATCAGTTTCAAATGCGAGCACATCACAGTTACAAGCAGCCTGCTCGAAGGGCCGTTTCCGAAATATCAGGATATTGTCCCCGCCGATTACAAAAAGGTCATAAGGCTTTCAACTGTCGCCGCATTAAAGGCCATCCGCAGGGCGGCTATTTTTACCGATGCCGAATCAAACGCGATAAAGCTGTCGGTATCAAAAAACAAAGTGACCATATCAGCGCGATTAGCCGAGTGCGGGGACTGCGAAATCGACATGCAGGCTGAATATAAGGCCGAATTGGTAGAGGTTTGTTTCAATGCGAGGTTCCTGACTGATGGTCTGGGCGCTATCGATGATGACCAGTTCGATTTGGCCTTAGGCGGAGCCGACTCACCGGGACTTTTAACGATGGGTGATAACTACAAGTATGTGATTATGCCAATTCAGATATGAATGAGATACGAAAAATGAGCAAGACAAAAACCAAATGCCGAGCCTGTCGAAGGCCATCGGCCGGCAGGCCTAAATCCGTGAAAATCGTAACCCAGCCGGCGGCGCTGTGCAGGCTGAAAACCCAATCAGCCCGTGAAGCACGGTTCTGGATGCACCAATGCAGGGCGGTGCCGATTAACCCCTGCACAAACCGCGACCGCTGCGGCTGTGTTTGGAACAGCTTGAAGAGGGCCGACCGGTGCCCGAAATGCGGGCAGTGGCATATAGCAATGAGCAGCTATCTTAAGTAAGAAGGCAGAATAAGGACGAACAGACGAATGACGAACAGGCGAATGACGAATGTTGAGGTGAAAAATGGAACAGTATATGATTTTGTTTGCGGGACTTATGATTGGTTTTTTTGTAGGGCAGCTTGTGCCCGGCCCCATATGGGACACGAGAAAACAGTCGGAAGCGAAAGGCAGAAAAAGTGAGCTCGATATAAAACTGCTTGAGGCAAAACTGTTTGAGGTAAAACTTAAAGTCAGGCAACTTGAAATCGAACAGTTCAGACGGCCCGGGAGTTAATGACGAACGACGAATCTGAATAATCAATAATCAATAATCAGTAATCAATTGGTATGAGAACCGCTAATGGACGCTGATAAACGCGAATTAACAAAAATAGAAATGATTATTAGCGTAATTTCGCGTGGATTCGCGGTTAAAAAAGTAAAAAGGGAAGTAAGAAAGTAAAAGACAGGAGACAGCCTGCCCCCAAGGGGACGAATGACGAGTAACGAATAACGAGATACGAATAGAAAGAGAGGCCTTTATGGGTTGTTTACTGCCGAAGGATGTAAAAGATTCGATGGAAATCATTGAGTTATACCCTCCCAATACATTACGCAGAGAATTTTCAGTAAGGTTTGTTAAAAAAAGAGAATACAATGCGATAAGGCATCCGTTCAAATTCCTTTTTTCCTGGTTAAACCCCGGATTTGACAAAAGTCTTTTTGATGTTCTTGATTCGTTTCCCATCAAATTAAGGCAGGAACATCCGACATTAACAGACTTTTGGGTTATAACAAAAGAAGCGCAGCGGCAAGCTAAAAATATATACAAGATTGTTATCAAATATTGCCCGAAACAAACAGCATAGGGCCAAAATGAATTAGGGATCGGAAAAAAGTGAGGTGAAAAATGGCAACAACAAGAAAGTGGAAAGAACTCGAATATAGAATAGATGGAAAGAGAGTTGGCTATGCGAGTATCTGCTGCGGCAGGATAGAATCGGGACAGCAATTAGCAGACGATGATCCGGATTTACAACAATGGCTGGATATATTAAGGACTTTTATTTGTGCGGAGTTGTCTCAGCAATCAGCAAGAGAAAACAGTCGTCAAGAGATAGAGACCCAAATTATGGAGCTAAAAGCGAGACTGATGGAACTCGAGTTTGAAAACAAACGGGGGGAGTTGAAAAACCGTGTTCCTGATTGTCCGAATCCACCGGCGCCACCGAAAAAACGAGAGACGAATGACGAGTGACGAATAAAGTGCCGATGCGGGCGGAGTATCGGATAAACCGCCTGCCGGGCAGTTACCGCTGTCCGGGCATTTTTTCGCATCGGCACATTCTGGATTCCTGCTCCCCGCTTCCGCGGGGACAAGTTTACCCCTGTGAAAACAGGGGCAGGAATGACAGCATACTAAAGGTATCGGAGATTGTGAGCAGTAAGTTTGAGCAAAAAGCCGAAGGCGGCTGTCAGTATCGATGCAGTGCAGATTGGCCTGAGACAAAGACACCTGTACCTGCTCGGGCGCATCAAAAACAATCAGCCGCTGAGTTGTAAGGAATTAGAAGAATTGGCAAAATACGAAGGCAAAAACAGCCCGGCAGGGTCGGCTAAAAAACGAAAGTCCAGCAGGACAATCGCCGCTGAAATCAGGGCCGACAATATCCTGTTCACACAAAAAGAGGCCGCCCGGTACGGCCGGGTCAATGCCAGAACAGTTCGGCGATGGGAAGAGGCGGGGATGCCTACCGGAATTATCGAGGGCAAAAAATGCTACTTCAGAGACCAGGTCGATATTTTCAAGCTCGCCGGTAGTAAACCGTCGGAAGCGAAAAACCGCCAGCAGGAGGCAGAGGCAACCGGCAAGGAACTCAAGGCCAAGCTGCTTGAAATAGAGCTGAAAATCAAAACAGGCCAGCTTATTGAAAAGGACACGATAGAAGGCCAGCGGGTCCGCCGAATAGTGGCGGTTAAACGTGCCCTGCAGGGACTTGGCAGAGGCCTGGCCCCGACGTTAGCGAAGGAAAGAGGCCCGAAGAAAATCCAGCAGCTCATCGATATTCGAGTAAGGAACATAATCGAGGAATTTGCGAAGGAGTGACCGCCGAGGACCTGGAGAGAACCGCTAATGGACGCTGATAAACGCCAATTAACAAAAATAGAAATAATTATTAGCGCAGCTTCGCGTACCTTCGCGTGTATTCGCGGTTAAAAAATGAGAAACGGAAAACGCAATATGCAGCCCGGCCTCTGGTCGGCGGCTGAACGCGCTGCCTGGCGGCTGCCCGCCGGCGGGACGGTGAGCCAGTGGGCCGATGCCAACCGCATATTAGATGAAAAGTCGGCTGAGCCCGGGCCGTGGAAAACGGCCAAAACGCCGTATCTGAAAGGGCCGATGAACGCCTTCACCGAGCCGGAGGTCGAGGAAATAACCGTTCAGAAGGTGCCCCAGTCAGGCGGTTCGGAAGCAATATATAACATGTTAGGCTACTGTATCGACCAGGACCCCGGCCCTGCGATGTTAGTTGAGCCGCGCGATGATGACTGCGATGCCGTGGTCGATGACAGAATCGTCCCGATGGTTAAAAACAGCAGCGCACTTTCATCCCATACAACGTCCCGAGTGTGGGACCTGACAGGCAAGGAATTGGTGTTCGACAGGATGACCCTGCACTTAGCGGGCGCAAATTCACCGGCTGATTTGGCGAAGATACCTATACGATACCTGTTCTGCGATGAGACGGATAAATATCCCGCCTACGGCGGCAAAGAGGCCGACCCGATTTCGTTAGCCGAGAAAAGAACTATTACTTTCTGGGATAGGAAAATCGTCCGCATATCGACGGCGACAACGAAAGATGGGCCGATTAGCCGGTTTTATCTGCGCTCCAATATGCAGACCTATTGGTGCCCCTGCCCGCACTGCGGCGAATACCGCGTATGGCGGTTCACACAACTGAAAGTCCCGCCGAAGCTGCGGGACCCGGACAAAATACGCGAAACCGGCGATGTCTGGTACGAATGTCCCATATGCGGCCGCCGAATCGAGCAGGACCAGAAGATGTCCCTTGTTGCAGCCGGGCTCTGGCTGCCGAAGGGACAATCAATCGACCCTGCCGGTAATATCATCGGCAAGCCCCTGCGGAGCAGGCGGCATACCGGCTTTCAGTTCTCGGCCCTAATCAGCCCGTGGGTGTCCTGGCCGGAGATTATGGCCGCCTGGTTTGCCGGTGAGACAGAACAGGGCCGTGTGACAGGGCAATTGCACGATTTCTATAACGCCTATTTAGGCCAGCCGTTCGAGGAGACGGGACAGAAGCTGAAATCGTCCGAGGTAAAACAGCTTCGGGGCAGCTTTAGCTGCGGGACGGTGCCCGCCGACTGCAGGCTGTTAGTTGCTTCGGCGGATTATCATAAGTCACCGAGCAAGGGCCTGGTCAGAATCCAGTACGAAATACGCGGCTTCGGCAATGGACTGAAAAACTACGTAATAAAAATCGGCCAGGCGACCAGCTTCGAGCAATTAGATGAAGAGGTCCTGTTAAGTCCGTTTCCCTGGGCCGATGGAACCAGCAATGAGGACAAACCCTGGTTAGCGGCTACCGTTTTGTTTATCGATTCGGGATACGAGCCCGATGATGTTTATGACTACTGCCGCCAGAGGCGGGGTCTTACCATACCTACCAAAGGTAAGCCCGGGCCGGAGAGGACACCGCTGTCACCTTCTGACATTGAGAAGGCCACCGAACGGCGCCTGAACAGCCGACAGCGGGCCAGGTACCGGGGGATGCAGCTTCTTATTATCGATACATACTATTTCAAGGGACAGGTGACAAGCTGGGTCGAGCCGAGAAGGGATGAGGAAGGAAAGCCAATAGCCGCCCCGCTTACCGAGTTTTATGCCGAGTGCCCCGCCTATTACTTCCGCGAGTTCAGCAACGAGCACAAGATCCGCAGTCGCGATACGCGCGGCAATGCCAAATGGGTGTGGCGGCCGGTGACGAAAGGGGCGCCCACGCACGCATTAGATACCGCTGTATTGTGCGCTGCGGCGGCGTTCTATAAAGGGGCTTTCTATCTCAAAGGCGCAAAGAAACCGAGACAGGCTGCGGCGGCTGTCCGGGGAAAACGGATAAAACTATCGGAGCTGCAAAAACGGAAAAGAGGATATTAACCACGGGTTGCACGGATGCGAAAGATAAAAGATTCAGGTGAACAAAAAAATGTCAAAGGGCTTAGGTGCCCCCGGTGCGGGTGTGCGGACTTTCGCACCGAAGACGGGCGGCCGTGGGATACGGTAAAGACGGTCAATATTCCGGGAGCGGTGCGGCGATACAAAATCTGCCGGTACTGCGGGAAAAAGATAAGGACGAAAGAGACGATTGAAAGTGCAGATTGAATTTCAAGAGTATCGAAGGTTAAAAAAGAACTGGAACCGCTAATGGACGCTAACGAACGCGAATTGGTAAAAATAGAAATGATTATTGGCGTAATTTCGCGTGTATTCGCGGTTAAAAAAGAAATTGTTCTCTGCGAGCTCCCGCCGTCGCCACGGCTATGACGCCCGCGCTGTGGCAAAAATATTACGAAAAAAAAGGGCTATATATAGACCATTTTGAAAATTTAGGGCTATATGTAGACCATCACTTCTAAAATCACCATTTTTTTGTTGACTGTTTTTTTAAACCGCTAAAATCAATATCGTAAGCTCTTTGCTATCTAAGTGAGGTTGTGAAACCAGAAACATTAAGCGCCGTGCGGGGCCGCACCCCCGTTACGGCGCTTTGTTTTTGGCAGGGACAAACTATGGCGGACTACGCTGCGATAATAAATGCGATTGATACGGCGATAACAGGCTGGGCGGCCAGGCCGGTATCCATAACTTCGCCGATGGGAGGGACATTGACATATCGAAGCCTCAAAGAACTAATCGAGGCAAGAATATACTACGCAAAACTGGCGGCCAAATCGAATAACAAAAAGGGCTTTACGATAACGCATTTGAAATCAGGCGGAGCAAGAAGTTAGTGAATATGGCAGGAAACAATTAGAAGAATGAAACTGTTCGGCTTAAATATTTCGAGAGTAAAACCCGCGGGAGGAGTGCCGAATATGCCTCGTTCAATTCGGCCCCCGCGACGCGACAGCAGGAGAAGCTACGATGCCGCCGCAACCAATCGCCATAACGCAAACCACTGGCTCTATGCTGATGCACGCGATGCCGACAGTATCATTTTCGCGGACCTTGCAACGCTGCGAAACCGCTGCCGGTACGAACAGCGCAATAATTGTTATGCCTCGGGGATTGCAGATACGCTCTCGGATGACCTGGTGGGGACCGGTCCTGCGCCGCAAATAGATTCGGGCGATGCCGATTTCGATAAGGAGCTGGAGGACAAATTTGCACTATGGTGCGGCCACTGTGATATTAGAGGCGAAGAGTCCCTGCAGGACATGCTGTGGCAGGCATGCGGGATAGAGCAGTGCCAGTCGGGAGAGGCCTTTCTTGTTATGCAGACGGCGGCCGGCGCAGAAAAAAAATGGCCGGCAATAAACAAAAAAGAAGTGACATTGCGATTGCAGCTTGTCGAGTCCGACCGGATAGCAACTCCCGGCGATTTGTTCGGCCAGGCGTTCGTCAGCGATAAAATCAGAAACGGTATCGAGGTCGATGAAAACGGCAGGCGGCTTTTTTATTACATACTCAAAAAACATCCCGGCAGCCAGTTTGCCGTCGGCGGGTTCGGTGGATACGATAAAGTGCCGGCGGCTTACGTTATACACCTCTACCGCCTCAAGCGGGCCGGCCAGACGCGCGGTGTGCCTTTGTTCACACCGGCGCTGGGGATATTCGCGCAGCTGCGAAGGTTCACGCTGGCGACGCTCAATGCCGCCGAGCAGGCGGCCAATATAGCAGGGGTGATGGAATCGGAACCCGGCGGTGACCAGGAAGATGTTACCGTCGCCGGCGATGAGGTGGAAATACCGCGCAATTCACTGCTCGGCCTGCCGGTCGGCACCAAAATGGCACAACTAAAGGCCGAACATCCGGCGGGAACATATAAGGAATTCAAACAAGAGCTGCTCAACGAGGCGGCGCGGTGTGTAAGCATGCCGTTCAACGTCGCAGCGGCCAACAGCTCCGGATATAACTACGCATCGGGCAGATTAGACCATCAGAGCTACTTCAAATCAATTAAGACCGCTCGCGGATGGATAACACGTAAGGTCTTAAAAAGGATATTTTCTGCATGGTACGCCGAGGCTCTCCTGCTGCCGGGCTTTTTCAGGGGCAGGGCGAAGAAACAAATCAGGCTTCAGTGGTTCTGGCCGGGATTCGAGCACGTGGACCCGGTCAAAGAGGCGGTCGCGCAGAAACACCGCCTGGCAAATCATACGACAACACTCGCAGCCGAATACGCATCGCAGGGCAAGGACTGGGAGCGGGAAATCCGCCAGTCGAAAAAAGAAATCGATTTATTACAGGAGCTCGGAATCATCGCCGCAAATGAAACCGCCAAAACAATGGAAGATATAGCACGTGGTGTGCGGGCGGGAGTGCCAATAGCGGTAGGTGAAGCCCGCAGCGTTCTGGGACTCGAACAGGAGCCGCCCGATGGCAAATTATTAAGATTCAACGATCAGGATGTGCTTCAGTATCACATCGAATCCGGCATCCTGACAATCAACGAGGTCAGGGCGGTACTGGGACTGAAGAAAGTAACGTGGGGCAACGTGGCCGTGCGAAAAAACGGTGTATCCACAGTCGATGCGAAGGAGATTGAAACCGAGGAAACGGAAAATGAAACGGAAAAAGAACAAAAATAAAAAACGGCAATCGGGCGCCGGCGGCTTCCGCAGTAGTGGTATGCCCAACGTGCCGAATGCCGAGCATAAACGCGAATTAGTGACACGCAGTTATACCGTTCGCACCGAGACGCTCGACGAAAAGAACAGGTCTATTGAAGCGATACTGGCGACAGAAACACCAGTCGAAGTTTTCGACTGGTCGCGATGGGAAATAATAACTGAGGTACTGCTGATGTCGGGATGTCGGCTGCCTGTAAACGGGCAGGTCCCCTTGCAGGACAGTCACGACAGGACGACGGTGCAGAAACAGCTGGGATCCTGCCGCAATATCAGGGTAGAAGACGAGCAGCTTGTTGGGCGGAATTTCTTTTCAAGCTCGCCGGTAGCCGAACATCCGTGGACATTGGTCAGAGAAGGGCATCTCACGGATAATTCCATAGGATACAGGGTCTATCAGTCAACAACGATTGAAAAGGGCAAAAATTTTGAGGTTATGGGCAAGCAGTTCACGGCGCCCGTTGACCGCAGCCTGAGAATCGTTAGCGACTGGGAGCTGAAAGAGAACAGCGTGTGCTCGGTGGGCGCCGACGTAGATGCCAAGAACAGAAATAGTGACAGTGTTATAAACCGAAAGGAACCAGATATGGATTTTAAGAAATGGTTAGAGGCTCGAAGCCTGGTCTATGAAGACCTGAGCGATGAGCAGAGAACGAAATTGCAGGCCGACTTCGCCGGCGAGCAGAAAAGAGCGGACGAAACGGCTGAACAAAAACGCCTGGCCGAAGAGGACGAGGCAAAGCGAATGGCCGTCGCAGCCGGCAAGGCCGGCGACGACAAGCCAACGGCTGACCAGATTGCAACTGCAGCCGGCCAGGCCGCTGTTAAGGCCGAGCGGGAACGTGTGGCCGCAATCCGCACATTAGCGGGCGACGATGTGCCGGATGAGCTTATCGAAAGATGTATCTCGCAAGGGTCCAGTATCGATGAGGTCCGCAGCCAGGTGCTGGAGGCCGTCCGTGAGGCGAGACCGAAGGTCAGCGCACCGGCGGGGATAGTTTATAACAGCCAGATGACCAGGCAGACAATCGAAGATGCGATGCTGCTGCGGGCGGGCTTCGAGGATGTTGTGCTGGCCGATAAGACCGAAGGCGCCAAAAGGGCCGAGGTTGCCGATAAGGTCAGGGACATAAACCTGCTGGACCTCTGCCGCCACGCAATCATGCTCGAAGGACAAACGATACCAGCCGGTCGTGAAGATACTATCCGCGCCGCATTTTCAACTTCTTCACTGGCGATTATTCTCGGCGCTATCGTTAATAAGAGCCTGCTAAAAGGCTATAACGATGTGCCGCAGACCTGGCGAAGATGGTGTAATATCGGCTCGGCGCCCGATTTTAAGACTATTACGCGGGCCCGCCTGACCGATACCGGCTCGCTCGAGGAGGTCGGCTCCGGTGGTGAGGTCCACTACGGGGGCGCCGAAGAGGAATACGAGCAGTACAACATCTCGACATACGCCAAGAACTTCGCCGTTACCCGCCAGCAGATTATCAACGATGACCTCGGGGCACTGACCAGGCAACCGCGCAATATGGGTATAAGGGCCAACCAGAAAGTGGCCGACCTGGTATATACGAGCCTTCTGGCAAACGGCAATATGCAGGATGGTGTTGCACTGTTCCACGCAACCCACAGTAACCTCAATACCTCGGCTACCCTTGCCGCCGCAACCCTTCGGGCCGCAATCACGGCTTTCTACAAACAGACCGACAGGGACGGCAAGCCCATTGGGATCGCACCTAAGTTTTTGGTTGTGCCGCCGGACTTGATGCTGCTTGCAATGGAGCTTATTAAGTCGGCTGCAATCATCATCGCCGGAACGGCAGGGGCCGTGACGGAGCGCGGGGCGCATAACGTATTGGCCGATTTGATGCTCGAAGTGGTAAGCGACCCGAGGCTCTCGAACAGCACCTTTACCGGCTATTCGACCACGACCTGGTACCTGACGGCCGACCCGAGGGTGACCGACACGCTCGAAGTAGCGTTCCTTAACGGCAAACAGGCCCCGACACTCGAACGATTCAACCCCGGTCCGGACAGGATGGGGCTTGTCAGCAGGGTCTATCACGATGCAGGCGTTAAGCCGCTTGATCACAGGACGATGGCGAAGAATACGGCCTAAAAACAGTTTTTAGTTTTTAGTGCTTAATTTTGAATTCTGAGAGGTTGTTTTTGAAAATTGAGAGGTAAAAAGATGAGTAATAAACAGATTTTCAAATGCCCATGCGGGCAGGAGACACACCTTGTCGAGAGCAGGGAAGGACTTCGATACGATGAGAAAAAACACGGCAACGATGAGCTGTGCAGCGGACTCTGCTTTAACTGCCGAAAGCCTCTGGCCGAGCTCGAAGACAAGGAAGCTCAGGCTGTCGATGAGGTTGTCGATGAGACTGCCGATGAGACAGACCTGGAGGCGATGAGCTGGCTCGAATTAAAGAAACTGGCCAAAGAGGCGGGTTTGGATGTGCCAACTATCATCTCAAAAGTGGACTTGATTAAGATGATAACTGAGGCTGACAACGCAGAGACGGGCGAAGACGACCCGGAAGATTAAATCCGCGTTAGTCAGTGTTAGCAAGTGCTTAAAAAAACAGTGTTAATCAGTTTTTTTGAAAGGTTAAAATTATGGATGCGGAAGCGAAATTTTCACAAGCCGGCGAGGCAGTGGATTATACGCCGACCGGCGTCAGAACGGCCGGGCCGGGATTTGTGTTGACGCCATTGCGGCAAACGCAAAAGGCGCTGCGCAGGTCAAAGGGATAGTCGAAATCAAACAGAAGGCCGAGATAATCACAGCCGGCACAGTAGTCGGCTGGGATGAGGACGGCGACCCTTACGGAGCAACGGCGGGCACGGGAGCTCTCACTCAGTATCTGGCCGATGCCGACTTTATAGTCGGCAAGGTGCAGGCGACTACCACGGCCACAACCGAGACGGCCATGGCAGACCTCAACGAAATCGGCCAGTCAGGCCCGGTGGTATATACGCGACGGCTGACGGCCGCACAGATGCTGCTGCTGGCGACAACGCAGCAAACAATGGTCCCTGCACCGGGTGCGGACAAGGTCGTCCAGGTACTCGGATTCCAGGGCATTCTGGACTACGGCTCAGAGGTGCTGGCCGAGCCGTCAGCTCCGGACGATCTGGAACTTGTTTACGATGCCGCCGGCGGCACATCGATAGCCGACATTATCGGTGATTTCGTTATAGGCAGCGCCGATGCTATCGCCCAGCCGCAGATAAAGGACATCGCGGGAGTGGCGGTGACAACGATGGTCAATAAGGCGGTGGTGCTCGATAACAATGGCACGGATTATACCGGTAACGCCACCGGTGATACCGTCTTTACGTTCAAAACAACCTGTGTGGTCCATAAGTGCGAATTGAGCTGAGCATAGCAGCAGCTTTTCGGCTGATTCGGCAACCGGCGGCGGCATTACTCGGCCGCCGCCGCCGGGGACTTTGATGTTGAACCGGAGACATAGCGATGGAATACAAAATGCTGATGGTAGTTTTGGGAGTGTTTGCCGCCATAATCGGCTGCTATTTGTGGATGGCAAAACATATTACAAATTCAAAAAAACATCCCTGTAAGGAAGATATTGTTTATAGAGATGTCTGTGAGGCCGAACGCGGCAGGATAGAAGATTGTGTTGAAAGTGAACTGAAGAATGTAAATCGCCGGCTCGATGAACAGCGAAGCGATATGAAGGATGGATTCAGCAGACTTGAAAGCCTGATAAAAAATGGCAGGTGAAGAAGATATTATCAAAGAGCTTGCCGACAGGCTGCGGGAATACCATCGGCAGAATTTCAGTATTCTCGGAACTGTAAACGATGTTGAAAAAACCATCAGCAGGATGCGAAACGAAGTGATGTTAATAGACAAGGAAATAATCGAGAAATTAGACGGCCTGGGAGAGACAGTAAAATGAAAAAGACAATAACAATCACAATGTTGGCTTTGCTTTTGTTATCCAGCGCAGGAATTTTATCATCCGTCGAGCATACACCATCGGGCGTTTGTGTTGTCTGGAGTGGCGCCATTTCGGCGATACCATCGGGATGGGTTTTATGCGATGGCAACAATGGAACGCCGAATTTGACGGACCGTTTTATCCTGCACGCCGACGCCGATGCTGCCGGGACGAACAATGTCGGCGACACCGGCGGCGCCAGCACACATACCCACGCGGACACTTTCAGCATCGGAGGCTCAACCGGCGATAAGGAAGTGGATAATAACCACGATGATTCAGTTACCGATGTTGCGTCCGACAGCCATACGCACAGTTTATCCGGCAGTGTTTCCGCCGGCAATAATGTCCCGAAGTATTACGCCCTGGCGTGGATTATGAAATTATAGGAGACTAAAGTGAAAAAGCTGTTTTTACTCATATCGCTTTTTTGTGTATCCGCTGTTTTTGCAGCAGATGAAATTGAAATCTGCTATCCATCCGGCAGCAACCTTTACGCAGTGATTCGCCGGCCGGCTGATAACAAGGTTTACGATGTTGACGCCGGCAGCAATACGTTTGATGTTTGGGCCGACGGTGAGATTGCGACATACGATCTGGCCCTGGCCGATGTCTCCGGTGATTATTACAATGTCGATTTTCCTTCAGACATTGCAGCAGGAACTTATATCGTATCAGGCTATGTTCGAGCTGGTGCAACTGCGGCGGTTTCTGATAAGCTTATAAGGTGCGGTGAAATTGTATGGGATGGAACCGCCGAAGTCGGTTTGGGCCAGCTGGTTCGAGCTACAACACCGGCGAACACACTGGACATATCAGCTGCTGGCGAAGTTACCGCAGTAATTACCAACCCGAATATCTGGTATGTGGCTACTGATGGCAGTAATGATAATGGCGGTCATTCTGTAGGCAATGCCAAATTGACTATCTCCGCGGCTGTATCTGCTGCCTCTGCTGGTGATACAATTAAGGTTGGGCCAGGAGCGTATGACGAAGGCCTTACAGTAGATAAATCGCTGAATATCATCGGTGCACATAAAGCTCTATGTAAAGTTAATGACGTCATAATCAGTGCTGATGATGTTTATATGGAGAATGTAACCGTAGATGGCTCAGGCAGTGATGCCTTTACGATAAATGATGTAAATAATATTCATCTTCATCGCTGCACGGGCATAACAACGGGTATTGATGGTTTGATTTTCGGCGGCAGCCCAGAGCGAATCAGGCTGACGGAGTGTTATTTCAAGAGTGGTTTTGATGGCTTGCAGTTAACCTCTGGTATTGATGTCCTGATAGAT